CAATCTGGAAAGTGTACCCGTTGATTAATCTTAATTCGTCCATGATGTGCCTCCTTAGCTTGCGGCAATATATGAGATACTGCCGTTAAACGTCACTTGTGTCGGTATTGCGTCTTCAGGCAGGACATCTCCGTTGGCATCAACATATACCCTTATCGCTGTGCCATTGGCCAACGCTATAGATCCCGCGGCCGTGTATGCATTGTTTAGGTTTCGTGCCGGCGATGGTAACCCAGTAAACAACGCTGTGTTCGCGGATACCGCCCCGGTGGTACGACTGTTCAGGTTAACCACAATCAGACGCCCTACCCTATATGCCGCTGTTCTGCCGCCAATGTTGGAGAGTGTAGCCGTATTGTACGTCATATTGATAATCTGCGGGGTGAGCTTATCATTGAGCGCCTTACCTTGCCGTGCGTCAAGAGCGTACCCCCCAGCAGTGGTGGTTAGATTGTTGACTACGTTGGCCTTATCCAGTTTCCCTGTAATTGCCGTCAGCGCGTCGCTGAACCATTTAACGATTTTTCCGAACACAGTTGCGCCTGTGTCTCCGACCGCTGGGACGGGATATACTGCCGTCTGCGTGGTGATGGTGTCGAGCGTCAAGCTGCCCATTGTGGTCGTTCTTTCGCCCGGTTTGCCTTGCGGAATGACGAAATTCAGCACGGCATCCGACTCCGTGCCTACATTGACCACTTGCGCCGGGTTGCCATAAGCCGTGGTCGAAACTGTGCCCACATTGATGGTCGCCGCTTCGCCCTGTGCGCCCTGCGGCCCGGTCGCGCCAGTATCGCCCTGCGGGCCTTTAACATTTCCGATTAATGTTTGTACAACTGCCATTTTAGGTCCCATCCTCCGTCAGATAATATAAATTGCCGGTGCTGCTGTCATAACTGAAAAAGTCAGACATATCCGATTCGGCCGCCGCATAAAGGTTGCCGGTATCGGGGTCCACCCACATTGTGAAGAAGCCTGTCAGCGGTGTGGTCACGCCAGATGCTCCTGTAGCTCCCCTGGGAATCCCAAAGGTGAACCGCTTGTTCGCGCTGTCATAACTGGCTGTTGCCGCCGCGCCTTCCGCCAGCGTGTTCGCCGTTGCACTCAGATTGCTGAGAGATGCCGCCGCCGCATTGGCAGCAGCTGCCGCCTGAGTTGCGTCCGTGGTAGCATCCGTCAGTTGGTCATAAATGCCCTCGACATTGGTGTTGATGGTCTCCGATCTGGTTGCCGCATCAGTTGCGGTTGCCGCCATCTGGACAGCCGTTGCCGCCGAATCCTCTGCTGTCTGGATATAGTCGGCCAGATTTGCCGCTATGTCCACGGCCTGTTCAATCAGCGGAATGTCCGTATCTGAAAGCACGGAATCATCGGTTAACGCGCCCCGCTCCACCCTCAGGATGAAGTTCAACGACCCGATAATCTGTGTCGCCGTCCGAAGCCTCAGCTCGCACAGGACATCTCCGGCAACCGCCGTCATCTGCTGGGTAACATTGACATACGCCACGTTGCCGCTGACAGAGGCAGCAGCATAGGAAAAGCCTGTTTTATCCGGCTTGGTGCCGCTGATCAGGACCGCCGTGCCTGTTGGTACGATGTACGGTGTCGCACCGTCATAGAGCTGAAAAACCAGAGCGTTGACCTGGTTGTCATACTGCGATGCATAAACGACCGGAAGGACGCCGCCCGGAATAAGGTTTAATTTAATCGTTTGTGTAGTCATTCGCTATCGACCTCCACAAGAATGCCGTTTTCAAAAGTCAAAATGTTGCCGTCCACGAAGATAGTGTCGGACACGCCCTCAATCTCAGGCTCCTCAGAGCCTTCTTCATAACTGGTCAGAACGCCGTTGTTGAAGTTTAGCATGGTGCCCGCAACCGTCATCTGGACGGATTGCCCTTCGTCACCGCTACTCAGAATCTGGTCGACCTCCAGCGTCCCCGCGGCAACCGTTCCGGCATCCACCCGGTTCTCGTAGATGCTGACTCCGGCGACATCCAGACCATCGCCCCTGTAGGACCCGGTGCTTCCGTCCTCGCTGGTGATGTCCAGATAGCCCGGTGACAGGGAAATGTCTGTTGAGCCGCTCTCGGAAGAAACGTACAGGCCGTTGCCGTCAAGGTAGGCTTCACTATCAAACTGCCCCTGTCGGTTATAGTGGTCGAAATACGTGCCGCCCTGATGGAATTCAGCAATCAGCCGCCCCTGTTTGTCATAGAGAGCCATGCCGGACTTGTCCAAGGTAAGGGTCTTTTGCCCGGAAGCACTAAGCAGAACCAGATTGCCGTAGGCATTATTCAAACCGCCCAGGCTTAAGGTTCCGTCAAGGGTCCACGCCTGAGCGTAGGTGCCGTTCACGCCGTTATCGGAAAAGCCGATTCCGTTTTCATTGATACGCAAAACCTTCTTGGCGGTCTGGATGCTCGGAGTATCGAGGAAAAGCAACTCCTTCCAACTTCCATCCGTGTTTTTGACGGCAACAACGAAGCCGTTTCCTCTGGTTAGCCAGCTGGTGCTTTTGGTGATGTCGGATTTCAATTCGTCAGCCGTGGCCTCGATGGCTGCGCCCTGTTCAACAAAGGTCTTGGCAAGGCTACTCCGCAAATCTCCGATAGTGATGGAATTGTACCGCTCACGGATCGCATCGAATTCATAGGAGACCACTCTGGCCTGTTCGTCCAGATCGAATTTATCGAAATGGACAGTTACAGTATCACCAAGCTGGACCCTTTCAAGCGGTGCCACATCCTTGAATTCTTCCGTTTGCCAGAGTGCGACAAAATTCACATCTACGCTGACATTCGGATGACCAATGTTGTTATCAGTCACATACCTCTGTGCCCTTGCCCGAAGCTGGGCGATGGTCGGAGGCTCCTCCCATTCGCTCGACAGGTCAACAGGCTGGATGCGGAGGAACGGAAAGTTGCTTGCCGTACTCGCCAAAATGTACTTTTCCGGCAAGGTGATGACTTCGTCAGTATCGTTGTTAATGTAATACGGACAGATGCCGGTGTAGGTATTCTCGATGTTCGTTTCCTGGTTCGCATCAACCAGGTTTTTTCCGTAGGAAATCCGCACTCCCTTATCGGATCCGCGCCGTTTCCAGAGGTTAACCGTCCATTTATCCCATTCGTAGTCGCCTCCGTAACGCTGAAGCACAGAACCCTGTACCCCGCCAAGCATAGACCGACATGGAAGCGGTTCGGTAAACGCCCCGCCCGTGGTCACCGTCTTGTCCGTCACAAATTGAAACGGATTCGTGTAGACGCTCTGACTTTTCAATTTGGTCAGACAATCCGCCAAGGACGAATAATTGAATGGCATGACCGGGATCCAGTTCAACTGGTAGCTGATATGCCGCGCTGAGACCGTCACCCTGCCGCCCATGGCCTTGGTCACTCTGTAGATTCTGAACGGTTGAGCATCCGCGCCGTCATACGGCAGGGCAAGGATGATGTTGCTGACCACAAGGTCCTTGAACCTCGGGCCGCTGATGGGATACTCCAGCTCCAGCTCGTAGCGGCCGTTCAGTTCCTCCGTCACGGAGCAGTTGATGGCATCCAATCTGCCGAGGCCGTTGGAGGTGAAAGCCGTTTCGTTTGAATCGAATATTACTGGTACCACTTCGCCATCGCCTCCCGTTCTCGCCGCTTTTTGGCGGAAATGCTCATTTTTAACCGTGTTTCAGCCGTAAAGCGATATTTCGCATTTGCTTTGTTTGCAATACTGATTTTGCGGTTTCTATTTCCGTAATTGCTATTTTCCTTTGCCGTAACCCACTCCAGATTTTCCGCAACATTATTTATTTTGTTTTCATCTTTATGATTGACTTGTGGCTTTTTCTGAGGGTTTTCTACAAATGCCTCCGCAACGAGTCGATGTAGCCTAAAAGGCTTTTGAAGCCCGCACCCATCGCTCAACACCACGGTGAAATACTTATTTCTGAGCAACGGTTTGAGGATTTTTTTGGTTTCGTCATTTCTGACTTTCCCAGTATTGCTTACCGAATAATGGTAGCCTTTGATGCGTTTCCATACTTCCGTCATATCGTCCACCACCTCGGCATGATCTCAACATCCGTCAGCCCGGAGATAGTCACCGGATTGTCACCAGGATCCAGATGCGGAAAGTCAGGCGTTACGAACCCGTTCTTGTTGGTCGAACCAAGATATGCGTCTTGCAAATCGCAATCCAGATAAATGACCCCGGAGTTGCCGCTGATCGTTATGGTCGTGTCCCCAATGGACAGGCTTCCGTTGCCGTTCGCCCGGATCAGGGGCAGAGCCGTGAATCTTGTCGGATTGTACAGGGTCCCGCCGGATGATACCGAAATGAAGGATTCGCCAGACTTGAGGAAACGCTGCGGTTTGCAATCAAAAGTCAATGTGATAGCAGCACCCACCCGGTCATTTTCTTCCAGCTCAAACTCGCCGGTATATCTGACCTGCCGATATTCATCTGGATGCATACTGTCCTCATATCTGCAGTAATCTGATTTGCTTAACAGCCAGTTTCTGAGACCATGAACATAGGTCTGCATATCAACCGGAATATAACAATAAATGGACGCTTCAAAATTCCTAAAGCGCCCATTGTCATAGATTATATTGCCGTTCCGCCCGGGGATCTCAATGGCCTCCACATCCCGCTCCGGTGCATTAAACATGGTCGACGAAGCAAGATATGTGTTGAAATCGGCTGAGGACTTGGCATCTAAGGTGAAAAAGTTTTTCATGCAAACACCGCCTGTCTGCTATTGATTGCCTGATTGATCCGATTCGCAACTATGTCAGCAAGCTCCTGAACATTCTGCCCGGGCGCGCCGTAGACATTAATGGCGAATCCGCCATAGCTGTACTGTGTACCGCCAATGGCATCCGGAATAACATTAGTCATCGGCTGCAGGGCGTGTTCGATCTCGCTTGTAGGAACATTATCTTCAAAGCCGACAGCCATACCTTCAGCCATCATTGCGCCAATCTGATCACGAAAAAGTGCAGACGGTGAATGTATGCCCAAGAAGTTTTTGGCGCTTTCAAAGGCGGATTTCGCAGCGTTTTTAGCGGCATCGACAATGATTCCACCTGCATTTTTCAATCCGCTTGCAATGCCTTTGATTATGTTTATGCCAAGTTCAGCCCAGTTTATCA